CATAAAGACCTTGGTAGAGATGAATTGACCATAAATGCCAATACAGCAGCGGGAGGTATGTTAGGTGCAAACTTTTGGGGTACAGGTACGGATACAGCCACAGCCGTTTATCTCGCAGAGTCCAGTACCAATAGAAATACAAATGGTAACAACGACACCTACATAGCCTATCTTTTTGCCACAGTTGCGGGTGTATCTAAAGTGGGTTCTGTGACTCACTCAGGTACAACAAACGTGGACTGTGGATTTTCTTCAGGAGCTAAATTTGTTTTGCTAAAGCGTACAGACTCCGCAGGGAACTGGTTTGTCTTTGACACTAACAGAGGCATTACTGCTGGTAATGATCCATACTTTTTACTTAATACTAATGGTGCACCAACTACCGGTGATGATTACATTGATCCTCTTTCATCAGGCTTTACTATTACAGATGATTTTACTGATGGTGATTATATTTTCTACGCAACAGCGACATAGTAAGGATATAAGATGCACGCTAAAATAGAAAATGGCAAAGTAATACAATTTCCTTACACCATTGCTGATTTGCGTAAAGACAATCCTAACGTATCTTTTCCTGAACACATTAATATATTTACGATGAGTCGATATAATATGGTAGGTGTATTAGAGGGACCGAAACCTGTTCTTACAGCCAATCAACGTTCGCAGCGCAATGCTTTGCCAACGTTAAAAGATGGTGGTTACTGGATGATCGAATACACTGCGGTAGATTCTACTAACGAGGAGTAAAAGATGCTTGGCTTTACCCCGATATCTGCAACGGCAATAGCTGATGATGCTCTTATAACCTCGGCAAATGCTACGGGCGTATCTACAACAGGCTCTATTGGTTCCGTAGCTATTGTCACTGATCAAGATCTTAATCAAGTTGGCCTGTCCGCTACAGCCTCTGTTGGTTCTGTAACCACTACGGTTGGTACGGGTGTTTCAGTTTCAGTGACAGGTTTGTCAGCTACAGCTTCTGTTGGAACAGTCACGGTTCCGGTTGGCATAGGGGTAATTGTACAGCCCACGGGCGTAGAAGGCACCGCTTCTGGTGGAGCAGTCACTACTGCTGGTACAGCAGATATTGCGCCTACTGGACTAAGCGCAACAGCTTCTGTTGGGGCAGTAACACAGAAAACCTCTGCTTCCTTACCTGTTCCTTCATTTGTTGCAACAGGAAGTGTTGGAGAGGTAACAATAAACGGAAACGCGACAGTGACATTAACAGGAGTATCCTCTAGCGGAGAAGTGGGAACTGTGCTACTTTGGGGCAGAATTGTTCCAAATCCTGGTACTATTTGGACAGAAATAATAGCAGCGTAGGATAAAATATGCCTAGTTCGTATACAGGTAGTGGTATTGAAAAGATTGCAACGGGTGAGCAGTCTGGCACATGGGGCACCACTACAAACACAAATCTTGATATTATTACTAGACTTATAGAAGGTGTGGGGTCTATTAGTCTTACGGGAACAACACATACTCTTACTACGTCTGATGGATCTCTTTCGGATGGAATGTTCAAGGTTCTTGTGCTCACTGGCTCCCCCTCTGGAACAAATACGATTACGATCTCTCCGAATGATGGAGATCATGTATACTTTGTACAAAACGATAGCGGACAAGATGCAATTTTTTCGCAAGGATCTGGAGCTAACGTAACGGTAGGTAATGGCGACAGTAAGATAATTTATTGTGACGGGGCTGGTTCTGGAGCAGCAGTCAGTGACCTAACCAATAATCTTTCTATGGGCAGTGCAAAGATCACAGGGGGCACTGTTACTGGTATTACAGATCTTGCTGTTACAGACGGCGGCACGGGGGCATCCGATGCGGCTACAGCAAGGACTAATCTTGGTGTAGCCATTGGTAGTGGTGGATCTGGAGATGTGCAGCCTTATGATCAAAACTTAAAAGATTTTGCAGATACGTTTACATTTCCTTCGTCGGATGGTTCGGCAAACCAAGTATTGACTACAAATGGGTCCGCAACTCTCAGCTTTAGCAATTCTGCAACAGTCGGCAAGGCTATCGCATTTGACATTATATTGAACTAGGAGGTTGCCATGGCAGCGCCCAACGTCGTAAACATTGGAACATTAACCCTTAAAACAGATACGTTTAGTTTAAGCACAACTTCGGCAACGTCGGTATTAAACAACGCTAATAGCTCTGGAAAAGTTTTACGTGTTTTGCTTTTACGTGTCGTAAACATAGACGGTACTGACAGTGTAAATGTTACTGCTGGTTTGTTTAATCAAGCCAACGCCGCCGGAGGTTCAGCAAGCGGAACTCAAACAGAACTAATTGATTTAAAAGGGGTTTCCGCAAATACAAATTTAGACATTATCACTAGAGATACTCCTATATATTTAGAAGAAAACACGTCTCTTGGAGTCACCGCTAGTGCGGCAAATGATCTGTCTGTCATTGTAACCTATGAGGAAATTTCGTGACCCAATGCCATTATCTAAGTTACAATTTCGCCCTGGTGTAGTTCGAGACATAACCTCGTATTCAAACGAGGGCGGCTGGTTTGACATTGATAATGTTAGATTTCAAAAGGGGTTTCCACAAAAGATTGGCGGCTGGCAAAAGAAGTCACTTCAATCTTTTCTTGGGACATGCCGATCATTACATCCATGGGTTACGCTTTCACGAGATCAACTTTTGGGTGTAGGCACACATTTAAAGTTTTACATAGATGAGGGTGGTGCGTTTAATGATGTCACTCCTCTTCGATCCACAACATCAGCAGGGGAAATAACCTTTGCTGCAACAAACGGATCTTCTACAATTACTATTACCGACACAAATCATGGTGCGGTGCAAAACGATTTTGTTACATTCTCCGGTGCAGCCTCTCTTGGCGGCAACATTACAGCAGATGTTTTAAACCAAGAGTATCAAATTGATTCTGTCACCAACTCAAGCACTTACACGATTACGGCTCGTTCTGCTGGGACTAGCATTTCTAGTATAACAGAAAGTGGTCAACTTAATCCTACCACCGTCTCTGCAAATTCTTCTGACTCAGGAAATGGCGGATCCTCTGTGGTGGGTAAGTATCAAGTTAATACAGGATTAGACCTGAATGTATCAGGGGCAGGATGGGGTGCAGGAACATGGGGTCGTGCAGGGTGGGGTGAGGCGTCTACAGATGCTATTGTAGCCAACACTTTGCGGTTTTGGTCTCAGGATAACTTTGGTGAGGATTTACTGATTAATGTTCGTGATGGTGGCATCTTTTACTGGGAGGCAACCACGGGACTAACCACTCGTGCCGTCAACATTACAAGTTTAGCGGGATCGACCAGCGCACCACAAGTTGCAAAACAAATTATGGTTTCAGATAGGGATCGTCATGTGATTGCTTTTGGGTGTGACCCAGAGAGCACACCAGGAGTCCAAGACCCTTTGACTATTCGATTCTCTGATCAGGAATCTTTGACAACGTGGAACACCACTGCAACCAACACGGCGGGAGAGTTGCGTCTTGGTTCTGGGTCTGAGATCGTAACTGCTGTAGAAACACGTCAACAAATTATTGTTTTTACTGACACGACGCTTTACAGTATGCAGTTTTTAGGTCCACCGTTTACTTTTGGTGTATCCTCAATTTCAGAAAACATTACGATTGCGGGTCCAAAGTCTGCTGTTGCTGTTGGAGATGCCGTATTTTGGATGGGTGTTTCAGAGTTCTATGTGTATGACGGTGCAATGCGGCAGTTGCCTTGCACGGTGCGAGATTTTATTTTTGACAATATAAATGAGGATCAGCAAGCCAAAGCGGTAGGGGGACTAAATGCAGAGTATTCAGAGATTTGGTGGTTTTATCCAAGGAGCACGAGTGATCTATTAGATAATTATGTGGTGTACAACTATGCAGAACAAAGCTGGTATTATGGAACGTTTGCTCGAACAGCGTGGATAGACCGTGGGATTTTTAATTTTCCGATTGCTGCACACACAGATGGGCATTTGTATGCTCATGAAACAGGTTTTGATGATGGAACAACCAATCCGTCTTCTGCAATTACAGCGTTTATAGACTCAAGTCCCATGGATATCGGGGATGGAGAACAGTTTATGTTAATTCGTAAAATGATACCTGATGTGTCATTTAAACAATCGACGGCTACTCTCCCATCTATCAACGTTGAAGTTAATGTTCGCAATGCTCCAAATGGGGAATACTTACAAACAGACACACAGTCTTTTGTTGATACTGTAACAGCTAGTTCTAGTGAAAAGACGGAACAATTATTTTACAGGCTTCGTGGTCGGCAGATGAGATTGAAGTTTACATCTACTAACTTGGGCGTAGATTGGAGACTAGGCAGTAACAGATTAGATATCAAACCTGATGGGAGGCGTTAATGTCGAGGAACCTCCCTTTACCTTTCTTCCCGATTCCTCCAGAAGAATACA